TTTACCTGCGCTGCTGTTAAAACATCGCCTGTCTGAAATAACTTGTAACCTGCGCCTGCCATGTTGCTCCTTAGTAGCTGAGGACGTCCTCGCCTAGTATACCGCTAATCGTGCTATCTAACACGAATCCGGCAAGCAAAGGCTCAGAGGTGAATAGGGTTGTGTTCCATGAGGATCGAGTAATTTCGTGGTGGATTCCCTGCACAAGGCTAGGCTGTACCACGCTGCTATTACCCGGCATTGTCTTAGTGACACTAATGCCATCAAGCAATTCAATGTCTACACCGGATAGTGGCTTGTTTGGGTTTGTGTCATCATAAAGGTTAAGTTGGATAGAGTCCACGCGTACTTCAGGATCTTTGCGTGTCGCTAGGATGCCTTTAGCTTGATTCAATGCCTCAGCATCGGTCTGTACCAATATGCCAGAGCGTGTGCCTGAGTGTAGGAAATAGGTGTCAATGGAAGGCTGGTCGAAAGCATTTTGAGCCGTACCGCCTGCGCGTGTAACAGTTACGTCATTCACTAGGTTTGTGTCATCAAAGGCCACTATTGCGTTTGTGTAGCTGATATTTGTGCCATCATCTGCAAAGGTATAGGCAGCCGTGGCTGGTTCAGCAATAAGATTACTGCGACTGACGAAACGCACCGCGCCTTCACCGTCTACAAACAGACCGCCAAACTCGCTGTCTTGTACCGTGTTTAACGCCTCTAGAGCCGTCCTAGACGTGCCGGGATCCGCCTGTAAGGTAGAGTCACCACTATCCACATTTCGTAGGCTTAGAGGCCAATCTACGGCGTTTAACAGGGCATCTACGCGAGCCCCTGAGAGTTGTCCAGCAGGTGCGCCTGTGACCGTTGAAATAGAGCTACCAGCGAGTAACTTAGTGCCATCCACGCAGCGCAAGGTTACGGTTGAAACGTCCTCGTTACCCTGTCTGAAGCCTGTGTCGTAATTGGTAATAAAGCCGCTAAATAGGAAATAGTCCACGCCTAGATAGGTCGCATAAATAATAATCTGCCGTAGGGGAACAAGGTTAGGGTAGTAAGCCCCTGCCGGGTTCATCGGGTTCCAATCACCGTTTTGGTCAAACAAGACCACATCAGCGGTACCAGCTTCAAACTTGCTCGTTATGCGTGAGCGTCCACGTCTAATGTTTGTGCGTGTGACTAGGTTAGTAATCTCGATAGGCAACGTGCCTGAGCCTAGTTTATTGGTTCCTAATATGCCGTTAGTGGCTGAACCTAAGATAAGTGGGTTGGTTTCAAAAGCTGTGTTACTGTCAAAGTCTACAAACACACGCAGCGTAGGTGCTGGCATTACAGAGCCACCGCGTTCAGCGTGATTGACTGGCCTCGCTTTTGTACCTCATATAAGCCTTCAGTAATGACCTGAATAAGATCATCATTCGACATAACGTTACCTGCTACGTTTACGGTGACATTGGCAGGGTTGAAACCGCCTGCACCAAATGTGCCAATGGTTGAGAATATGTCTGCAATCCGTTGTCTAGCGTTAGCCTCATTAGGTGAATCATCAGCACGACCGGACATGACCGTACCTGAGTTAGCAATAATGGTTGCACCGTTTACGGTGAATGTGTTGAATGGATTGGCTGTTACGCCGCCCGGCATTGTGATAGCTACGCCGTTAGGGTCAGTTGGGTTAGGCGTAATGATTACGCCGCCACCTCCACCGCCACCGCCTCCACCGCCGCCGTTACCGCCGCCAGCTGAACCGCCACCGCCAGCGTTACCGCCTGCGCCATTACCTGAGCCAAAGCCGCTAATCGCTGAACTGATTTTGTCAATCTTGGCAAGCAAGCGATCTAGAATCGTATCCCAATCTTCAAAAGGATTCTTAGCCTTTGGAATGGTTGCTATGCCTGTGTTAAGAAGAAACAGTTTAGTCTGTGCAGCAATAATCTTATTGATTACATCCGTGGCGTTATCGCCTGTCTTCAGCGTGATGCCTAGATTCTCTAATGCTGGCTTTTGTAGCAATAGAACTGCCTGAGTTAGTTTGTCTGCCGCTTCAGCGTTATCGCTTTGAATAGCCAATAACGCGGTTAGGCGTAGACGGTTTTCTTCCGTAACGCGATTCTGTAAAGCCGCTACAAGCTGAATGGTGTCTATGTCGAATACTGTGCCAGCGCGCTTAAGCATCATGATTTCTTTTTCGCGCTTCAAGCGTTCTTTCTCTGTCTTAGCCGCTGCGGTTGCTGCCTTCTTTTGTAGAGCTGCTAATTCTTTAGCGCGCTTTGCAGCGTCTTTCTCAGCCTTAATGCGTGCCGCGTTAGCAGGGCCTTCTCCTACACCGCCACCGGGAAAAAATAAACCTCGTTCCGCCGCGCCCATAGCTTGTAGGGCGGCTATTGAACTTGCAATAGGTTTAGTGAAATCAAAAGCTTTGATGAGCGTTAGAACATTTGTAGCGTATTTTTGGAAACTGGTAAAGCTTGCAATGGCCAAAGCCGTGCCGCGAGTGACGTCTGCTATTGCTTCAGAGAATAAATACATGCCGCGAGTACCGCCAGCAAGACCGGCTTCGCCTTGTAATATAACAAAAGCGTCTACTAAACCTTTACCGATTGTTTCTTGCATGTTGGCATAAGCCACGTTCAGCAAAGAAATCTGACCAGAATATGTTTGCAAATAACGTGCGTTTTGTCCTGAATACTGTTGATTAAGTTTTTCTTGTATGTCTAAAAAGGTTGCTGTTTGTAATTCTGTTTTGCTTAGACCTAAGTTATATTTGATTAAACCGCGTGTGTTGCCGACATACGCCTTAGCTAAATCTTGTGAAACTGTCTGTAAATCAATTCCTGAACCAGCAGCTACATCAATCGCAAGTGCAAGCATTTCCTGTGACTTAGTGGCTGAACCAGTTGTCCTTATTAATGCTTCAAATGCTGGACGCAAGTCATCATCCAAAACGCCTGTCGTAGCCTCTAGCTCAGATAAAAACGTTTTGATTCGTGGATCTTCAAAAGCAAGACCTAAATTACCCAAAGTTGCACTAAGTCGTGATGCGGCTTTTTCGTCATCTAAAAAGGCTTTGACTGACGCTTTTCCAAATTGAGCAATTTGCTGTGCTGAGAATACGGTAATCAAAGTTTTACCGAGAGTCTTTAAGGATTTATCTAAATTGCTTGAGGCTTTTTCAGCTTGCTTGAAACCTTTGTCTTTGAACTCTGAGGCTATATCAATGCGAATGTTAGACATTAGGCAGCCTTTCTAGTCTTAGTACGATTTTGTAATTCTTTGGCTGCTTTGTCTATGGCTCTAAATACAGCGTCTAAAGCCTTGCCTTCATTTTCCACATAAGCCGCGAACATAATACGACCAGTAGATTTTTGTCTTCCGTCCAATGATTTCATTGGCCCAATACCATTCATGCCACCAATAAACCGAGAACCAGCGTTAGGATTATTGCTTTCGCTACGTTTACTTCCGCTTGCACCACTAGCACGACCAGCAGTTTCGGCGATTGCACCACTAGCTGATTTGTTTAATAATGAATAAAGGCTCGCAAAGCCTGACATGTTACGGCGGCTGCGGCCCATTGAATAGGTCAAACCACGGCGGATTACACGCGCATTATATTTTGGAAATGCCCTAGCGCGAGAGGTTCGGCTTGCACCTTCAATGCCACGATCTTGCCAATTATATAAACCGCCGGGAGCTTGTTCCGGTACTTTAGCCTTCGCTGCGTTTGTAACTTCTTTCAATGCCACACGTATTTCGTCATCCATTTGCTTGCGCAAATCAGGTGCAAATTGCTTCAGGGCTTTCTTAAGCTCTGGTACGCCTTGCACTACGACTGGCATTTTTCCTATCTTCCGCTTGTTTTTGTAAGACCGCGTAAATCGCCTTAAGCAAATCACGATCCATATTTATGAACTCGCTAGGCGCGATGCCCAGATTTACCGATAGCTCTGCTATGTGGTAAGTCCAAGCATCACGCGTTAGCCATTTGGGCTATCGTCACCCAAAACCTCAACAGCCTTTAAGGTTTCGAGAAACTTATCGCCAAAGGGATAAACCTCAGGCGCGCCTGCTCTACGCAGACATTCCCAAGCAAGCCAATAAATGTCACTTTGCTTTTGATCTTCTTGAAAGGCTTTGTAAAAACCTTTCTTGGCATGCATCTCAAAGGCATACTCAATAGCTGGAGTTATGTCATGGACTGACTCTGTGCCATCTGCCCTAGTTACTTTAAGTTTTGCCATTATTGCCCCTTTTATTTAATTAGAACGAGCCGGTTGTGGCTACGGTTACTGCTGAGTTTACTGTGAACGTGATGTCCATAGTAGCCATGTCACCTGTGGCACCGTTGATTGGTGTGAGGTTGTTTACAAGAATATCGAATGTGTAAAGGCTGTTGGTAGCCGATACTGAAGCGACCTTATCCTGTACCATTTTAACGGCTGCTGTGGTTCCGTATGCTGCTTGCAAGGTTGCAAGAACGTTAGCGGATGCTGTGTCGTTCAAGAATGAAACGGTGAGAGTCGCTGACTCAAGACCCTTAACAAACTTGTGTGCGGTGTCACCCATAGCGGTAACTTCAAGCTCATCAAAAGCCTGATTGAGGGTAACGCTTGTTACGTGGTCGCTA